ATATGTATATGTTAATGGAGGAATTGAAATGGTCCCTCTATATGAATACTATGAAAACTCGACTTATGATCATTATACTACAACCACATCAAATATTCCTCACCTTTTCCCATCATGGGTAAGATTGAGTAATGGCTTTAATCGCGGTTATATATATCCTTAAATTGAATAACAGATTATGTGGATTAGTGTTTACGAACAAGGATATAAGAGGCTGGCTCAAAATAGAAAAATTGGATAGACTTACTTATAATCTATAAGTTACGATATAAAAATCTCCTGCTTTAGCTTTCATCTATCTTAATGATATGACTAAAACCAGGAGATTTTTCACTTTTAAGTTTCAATCTATAAGATTTTTGCTTTAGCAATTCTATTTTGAGACAGCCTCTAAATTGTATATCGTCTTTTTCCAATCATCCAGCACAGTAACATCCCATTTTGGAAGGTCTGGATTAATATAGGTAACAGATTTACTATACACGGAGAAACTTTTTCCAATAAATTCGCTGATAGCTTCGTCTTCTCCTTGTTGTAAACAGATATTCATAAAGACATGCATTTCATCCCAGTTGGTAGGTCCGATGAATAGAGATTCAATAAACCGACCTTTAACGGGAACATCGACAACCTGGTCTTTTATCCGGCCAACTAATGAAACAGCTTCTTCAAATGTCATTCTTGTAATTTTAGAGCAAAACGAGTGCAGAATTTGCTTAATCACATAAAAGCTATTTCAAACTGGAGAATTTTAGTATCTCAAAATGTAATTCCCGTATCCATAGTTCTATTAAGAAAAATATTTTCGTAGCTCTTCGATTGCTTGTAATGCACTTCGGACTATAACGTATTTATTTCGGCAACTTTCAGCCTGTTTTTGGAACTCTTTTTGATATTCTGATTGTTTCCCCACCTTCGTTTTAAACTCTATACAGAGAGAAGCAAAACCCTTTTTGGGAATAAGTACAATCACATCGGAAACACCGGGCTTCACTCCTTGGCGTTTAAGGTTAGCTGCTTCACGTATATGACGGCTTCCACCATTCGGAACGGCAAATATAAGTTTGTCAGGAATATTAGGGAAATATAAAGGAATCAGTTTAAAGAACTCTGTTTGTATGCGAGCTTCCTCGTTATTATGTACTTCTCTAAAGCGCGGAGGATTATGCTGATCTGCATAGCAATTATAACACATAAAGTCGGTACCGATCTTAATAACCGATACCGTTTCTCTTCCGCATAAAATGCACTTTTCTTTAGTCATTATTCAAAATAAGCTAAATTGTATTGGTCTTCTACCTACTACTGCTATCGTTCTCTCATGAATTGGGCACTGCGAAGCATAGGGACATCTCCCTGACATAGCAGAAAGATGCGCTCCATGCCATTCATCCCAATCTGTTACATTATTAGCAGAGAGGAAATTTATCAGTTTCATGCAGCAGAAGCCACGTTCTTTCTCTTGACCTCCTGTAACTTCGAATAATCCATTATTCTGTGGACGTTTCATTGAATTCTTTCTTGATTTGAACTATGCGGTAAACAAGAATCTACCGCATAGCAGATTTATTATTTATTTCTCGACGCTTCCAAAACAGGAAGGTTTGTTTCCGTTGGTATGTATATCACAGTTTTATCATTCAGATTGCTTTGTTGACGTACCCACAAATATTGGATATATGCAGGAGTAATACTTCCATTTTCAATTTTAATCGCTTCGGCAGCACCTTTGGCACGTTCGATTTCAGCTTGGGCATTCAGTTTTTCAGCTTCCAGATTAGCTTTAGCTTCTTCAATCTTTATTTTACGGTTTTGTTCTGCTTTAGCGAATTCAGCCTTTCCAGACATTTCTTGCTGCCAAACGTTATAATAAGGGAGGGTAACAAAACATCCCACAACAATTGCGACAAATACGATAGCCGCCAAAATTCCAAGTTTATTCATACTTTCTAATATTGGGTTTTATAAAGCCGCCCAAGGCTTATTAGTTTATTATTATTATATTTGCAAAAAAAATATATGTCAACAATATATCGTAATAGAACAATCCGCCCTTCAAGTAGACTTGAAACATCTGTATCTTATAAAATCAATACAGAGAAAGTCACGACAAATGATACATTGGTTATTACCATTAACCATGAAAGTGAAAATTTTAATAAAGAATTTACTTTTTCAGGAGAGAAGGTTGCAAACCGTTCCTCAATACACTTCAGATATATCAATGGAGAAATCATTTGGTCACCAGTTCAGCCTGATTAGATTCATATCTTTGCAGTTATTAGTCAATTATCAAAATTTCCCGGTATGCAATGTCTATCTCATTCGTCTTCTCATTCTCATTGAAACAATAGCAAAGAAACCATTTCAACGCACCTTCATTCTCATATTGTGCTTTCCACATTTTACCATTATAGAGAACTGACGGTTGAGAACGAGTATAATCCATGAGTATTTCAAAATCAAGTCTACTCATCACAGCATGAGTATCATCAATTAGTATCAAGTAAGTTGGCGGCTGTTGCCAACACATCCCATAAGGATGCGTCATAGGTGGAATAATATTATCTTTATTCATTATTTTATTGTTTTGAACTGTTTATCCAAAGAATCTATATACAACCTTATGGCATTATTACCGGGCAATATTACTATATTGTCATCTCCGAACTCCGCAGCGATATTCTTTAATTCAATAAGACATGTCGCATCCAGCTCGATATAAAATCTACTATTTTTCTCGTAAACCTCTACATGGATTATTGAATGAGAAAACGAGAAACAGTTCTCGACTCTTTTCTTTATCAGTTCTATATTCATATTTAATTTGATTTTTACATTTCTTTTTTAAACAAGTACACTGCTTGGATTTCTCCCATTGAAAAAGAGACAAGCTCCCAACCGTTGCTTCCAAGTTCATTTAATTCCAATTCGGACAATAAATCCTTCTTATTGCGGATTCTCGTTTTATATTTAAATATCTTCATTATTATATTAATTTGAATGTTTTGCTGCAAATTCTATCAACTTGACAAGAACTGTCACTGGGTGTCCGTAAAACTCTTCAGTCGGTTCGCCACTCTCCATATTTATAACTATTCCCACGAGGCTTCTGCGTCCAAATCCATCGATTTCACCGGGGTGAAGCATTATTCCAAATAATGTTCCCTCACGATTGAAAGTGCTCGGAAGCAGTTGAAGAAGCCGTGTTGTAGAGAATGAGGCGCAATAATCTTTTTTATTTGCCAAAGTACTGTCTAATGAATACGTCCCGCTACTCAAATGGAAAGAAAGGTCGCTCATAGACTTTGGAATCCCAAAGTTTATTAAAATCTCGGAATCTCGTGCCCCAGTTCCCATAATCTTTCGGGATATAGGAACACGGCAATAACAAACCCTGTCGTTTATACTTGGTTTTAATACTTTGCTTATTATTTTATTCATATCTGTTTTGTTTTGAATTATTCTTCGTCGTCATAGTCTGAATCAAAGATGCGAGCAACCATATCGACAATATTTTCTTCTATATCCTCGGTAGAACCTGTTACAGCATTAGCGATATTTTTCTTCTCTTGAATTATTCGATAAACCTTTTCGTCAATAGTGCGTCGGCCAAGGAAGTAGTAACAGGTAACAGAGTCTTTTTGCCCGATACGGTGTGCCCGGTCTTCACACTGACAGCAATCAGCATACGTCCAAGGGAATTCAACAAAAGCGACATTACTTGATGCAGTAAGCGTTAAACCAACTCCAGCCGCTTTTATCGAGCAAATGATTATATCCGCTTTTGGATTGTTCTGAAAGGAATCAACCGCTCTTTGCTTCTCATCCTGCGAATCTCTACCGGTAACAGATACGGCAGTGGGAAAGTAACGTTTCAGTTGATCTACAACTTCATGAAGCGAACAAAAGAGAATTATCTTCTTTCCATTCTCTCGGAAGTCTTTCACAAATTCAATAACATCGCGTACTTTTCCACGTGCGGAGATCTGCCGTAGAATATTGATACGTACCATGACTTCCCCTCGCAGAGCCTTTTCAATCTTTTCATCGTCGGCATCCTTATATTTCTGTAGATACATAATAAGATCACGCTCTGCATCCATATACTCCTTACGATTAGTAATTTCACATGTATTTACCTGGCGTATCTTATCTGGAAGATCTGTAAGGACGAGAGACTTTTCACGACGAAACATACAATATTTCCATAAATTGAAGTTCAATTCTTTCAAATTCGATGCTTCTCTTTGTCCGGAGCAGTACCGGTTAACAAATGGTTTGTAGCCACCGAAATCATCCATACGGTTTAGAATTGCCAGCTGTGGAATCAAATCTTTAGGCCGATTTACTACCGGTGTTCCTGTAAGCTCTATCACCCATTCTTTACCTGTACAAATACCCTTGCAAAACTTTGCCTGTTGAGTAGATGCAGACTTACAGCGATGGCTTTCATCAATGATAACAGACTTGAATAAATTGATTGAGTTTCTAAATTCCACATCGCGCAGCGTCCAGCCTTCGGCTTTCTTTATGCGTTGTACGAAGTATTTCTTTAGTGATTCATAGTTTACGATAAAGACTTGATGCATTCCTGTTTGATAAAAGAAGGTCCATGTATCACGTACTTTATCTGTGAGTACCATTGCTTTTTTATCCGTAAACTTCTCCCATTCCCGTTGCCAGTTGATTTTCAATGATGATGGGCAAATGACAAGACAGGGAAAAGCGTTCGCTAGATTGATGGTAGCAATACTTTGTAATGTCTTTCCGAGTCCTGGTTCATCGCAGTTCATGAAGCGCTTTAGCTCCAATCCCCGGGCAATACCTTTGAGTTGATAGGGATAAGGCTGAATTTTTAAGCTATGCGGAATTGTTAGATCTGGAAGTTCCGGAACATCATAAGCAATATCTTCCTCTTTCTTTGTAGTTCCGCTCACCCAATTTATATTTTCAAACTGCTGTATCTGATAAATCATTCTTTCAAGATCAACTCTACTCCGTGTAGGTACTATCCAAACTTTTCTAGCACCGTCAAAACGTCTTCCAGGAATCTGCCTGATCCGATCTACGATAGAAGGTTTATACTTAAAAGATAATTCAAAATTATCTCCTTTTAATTCGATATTCATGATTTAGAGTATTTTGTAGGGGGAATTATCCCCCTATAGTGATTGGTGTTATGCAGTTGCATCTAAAGGAGCTGGAGCTTCTATTTGCTTCTTTCGCCCTCTTTTTTTAGGTTTATCTTCAATTATAACGGCTTCTTCCGGTTCGTCTGTATCAAAATCAAGACGTTCCTGTCTGACTCCCCATTTCTCTTCAAACAGATAACTCTCAACTTCTGCGTCACAAGCTGCCGCATCAATGCTCAATTCTTCATAGTAAGGATAGTCTGCATCAAGGAGAGGAACGAAGATTTTCAGATCAACAACTTTGCCGGACTGAAGTAATTTAGCCCCCATAATAGTAATTCCAGACACACCGTCGACACTATCGTTTGCATAGCCGGTTATGATGTAATTTTCAAGAATCTCTGAATAGCCAGGAGACGTAAAACTATCCTTATTAATATTGGCAGCTTCCGGCTGTTCGCACAATACGACAAGATGTAATTTAAGACGATTAAATGTCTCTCTTAAGTCACTATGAATGATCTGATCGCAGTTCTTGCTAATTACATTCGTGTAGTTTGCTTCCGAAAAACGTTCATTGTACACTACATTCAAGCGGTCCTTTTTAATAATCGCTTTCTTGATTTCATTTTTTGCTTGTTCCATAATCTTCTTTAGTTGATAAAGTGATAATACTAAACGTTGATACAACTCCCATTACGGCAGCCGTAGTTATTTCTCTAGTTGTAGCATCTTCTCTTTGAGAGAAAGATAATGCCGTAAACAGACCGATAACGGATATTCCGATTGTGACTCTTCTTAGATTTTTCATGATAATTACTTTTTGTTGTTAAACATTCCGGACATTTGCATTTCTGCCTTAGCTTTACTTATTACAGTTACACACCACGATAATTGATGTGTTGCCGTCCGATTGCAACGTTCGCACCAATCAACTAAGTATCTCTCTTCCCGACATAAAGAATTGACTAGAGCATTTATCGCTGTCGCTGTTGCTTTCGCACTTTTTGCCGTGTCTACAAGCGTCTGCATGACCTCGGATTTCATTGCCTCATTGAGCCAATATTTTGAATCTGCGAGCAATTTTCCGGAGCGGGCAACATATACAGCTAAATCATTACCGCGTTGTACAGCTTCTGCTACATCTTCGCTCATAGTTATATTAAGGAATGAATCTATATTGGTTAATTCGGCCAATATTTGTTCTTTTGATGTAATAAGTAAATTCATATTGTTTTATGGTAAAATATAATCAGACCATTAATTGCCACCACTTAAAAGCAAGGTCCTCGTATTTCTCTTTTCCTCTGATGTATGAAGGGTGTTTCCGGTCGGTGATAAAATGCTTGAAGATTCTACAATTCTTCTTGCTGATAGCATAAATAAAATCTTGTTTGCTACCGGCTATATCCATATACCATGCCCGGGACCGGTCCCAGTCAAAGAAATCTATCGCTTCATCAAATTGTGTTTGGGACTCTGCGAAGGTCGTTTTTAAATCACCTCCAAAGTTGAAAGAAGACAACCACCAATCCCATTTACACCGTGTATCGAGATGATAAACAAAGTTCCCATAAAAGAACTCTTGTTGTTTATTAACCATAAACTTTTGTGTATCGGACTGTGCTAAAACGACAGCTAGAAATTGATCCTTTTCTGCTTCTTTCCGGAGAGCCTTACGCATTTCAAGCCCTAGTTCAAATTCATCTTTCGTATACACGTAATCGTCTACCATTAACTTGTCATATCTTACACGCTCGTTTTCTGTAATAAGAGCATCTACAAGAGTTCCAAACTTGAATGCCTTCTCTTTATCCCCGTATTGAGCACGGGGATAAAGATAGTTCTTAAGCTCTGTCAGATCTGAATTGCTGACCTCCGGACGAGAGTAATATGAATCAGGATTTGACATGGCTATTTGGCTTTTACATCTGCTTCATATCGGATGAATTTTGATTCGATATGCTTTTGATCTTTACCGTTCGCCTGCTTCTCGCAATAAGTAATCATCTTTTTAAAGATTTTCTCCAGTTCTTCAACAGGCAACGTTTGACCTTCGTTTATCCACCACATCTGGAATATTTCTAAATATCCCTGCTGATGAAGTACAACAATCTTTTCTTTCACCTTGGCGTTAGTCGGTGGAGGAGCAATAGAAGCGGCAGCTTCCATAAAAAGACTACCAATAGAGCTTTGTTGTGCCTTCAGTGCAGCCTCTTGTTTTGCTGCTTCTTCCTCCTTTTTCAACTCTTCCATTCTTTTGGCTGCAGCTTCTTTTTCACGTTGTTTACGCAATTCTTCCGCTTTGGCAGCTTCCTCTGCATTAGCGAGACGAAGTTGTTCCAGTTCTGCAAGTTCCTTGCGTTTAGAGGGAACACGGTCGGTAAGGTCTTGCTTAACGCTTACAATCTTTGCCTTATACTGTTGAGCGTATTGCTCATATTTGCCCTCTAGAACTTCTCGGCGAATCTCCTGTTTTGTTTCTTGACTAATATAGTAAGTCGCAGAATCCGCACTAAACTTATCGAAATGAGATTTGGGATAATCGGTCTGAAAAACTGTGATTCCTATAACTTCACGATCGAAGTTTTCATAAGTCAAGTTGGAAAATATTCCCTGTAATTCAGAAACTTTACTTGAAAGATATTGGTTGAAATAAGAAAGAAGGCTATCCCCTATTATCTGTCGATAGTTTGCTTTCTCTGTTTCAATTCTAGCTCTCTGTTCCGCTTCTCTCTTTCTTTTCAGTTCTTCTTCGTATTTAAACTTGGCATACTCATTGCGCTTTATCACAAGCTTTCCGGGAATTGTTGAAGGATCCTTAGGATCAATTTGTTTTTCTTGGGAGGTGAAAAAGGAACGTATTCTATCAAATATCTGCGTAATAGGTTTACGACGTTCATCCATATTTTTGAGTGTTACGCTAACCTTTTTCAAGTAGTCGGCTGTAGCCTGATCTATTGTTTCATTCATACCTTCTCCTTCGATAGTGTCAAGGAGAGCTTTCCCAGCTTCATTACACTTTTTGACAGAATTTGTATTCTTCCCCATTATATCTGGAAAAGATGACAGAATATTTTTTGCTTCGTCTATTTTGATTAACTCTGTTGCCATATTATTTATTTTAATCGGTTAGTAAGTATTAGAATCCACCGTCTTCATCATCATCGGAGACTGGCACCTGTACAGGTTCTGGAGCTTCCAGTTGTTTTTCTTCACCGAAAGGAATATTAGGATTATCCACAGCCTGAACGGGTTCATTAACCTTATCTTCATCCACCAAGCCATAGTCGATAATTTCTTCCTCTTCTTGATCCGAATCCATAATAGTAAACTTACCTGTACGCACTTTTGGATAAGCATCAAACGCATGTTTGATCATCTTATTCTCAAGGAACCCAGGATCAATGCTTCCATTATTCGAAGTATAGAGTGCATTGGCTTTACCCAATTCACGTCTTTTAGTTTGATCGTTCCACTTCGAGTTTGCTTTTTCACTATAATGTTTCAATCGTTCGATATCACCTTCCATTAACCATTGATAATCTACCGAGTTGTCATTTCGTACAATACGAATGAATGCAGCAATAACTTTGGTTGAAGTACGGGGACATTGTGCTTCATACTCGATATTCTTTATACCATTAACTAAGGATGCTTTAAAATGATCTCCCTCATATACAACGACTGGATTATCCGCATACTTGATTTGCCCGGCACGCATACGCATTGTCAGTTCGCCATACCCTGTAACTGAAACATAGGCACGTTTTTCATAAATATCATATCCTTGTGCGTTCTTGTGTCCGGTTTTACTGCTTCTGCTAAGTATATAGCAAAGTGGATGTCCTGTTTGATCTAATGTAAGACCGTTGACTGCTATATCAAGAAAACAGCCATATAGAGACATCTTTGTCGAATCTGCCAAATCAGGATTATCACGGAGAAGTTTTTGAAAGTTGAATACTTCTTTATGATACATTTGCTCACCTTTATCTGTTCCCCAGATAGCATTGTACATTTGAACGAATTTTGCCTGTACATTTTCACTTTCGACAATTTTCGTTGCTGGAAGCGCATTTAGCTCTTCCACTTTTACTTCAATAATTTTACTCATAATTATTTAAATATTAGCGTTTTATTAATCTCCTTGATATACTCCACGTCTATATTCCTCCATTAAAAGAATATCTTCGGCCGTGGGCTCTATGCTTATATCTTTTTTATCAGGTTTAATCTCTACAGGAGTAGGAACATAATTCTTTTTCTGTTCTTCTCTTTCTGCAATCTGCTTTCCGATACTGTCTTGCAGAGCCTGTAATACTTCTGATGATTTCGGTATATATCTCATACAGCGATCTGCATTAGTTGTTTAATAATGTTGTCCGGTACTTTATTATGCAGGTCCAACATTGCGCTGGCTGTTTCCAGTTCTGAACGCTTCACATAATATTTCCCTCGTTCCTTATTATTTGCCGGATAAAATTTGATCCAGGCTTTTTCGCGCCATTCTGTAATCAGGCGTTTTCCGTATATATCTTCCGCTTGGGATATTGTTACTACTTCGGGGAGTAGGCCCAGCATCGTTAGCGTTTGAACAGTCCCAATTTTAATACATCGGGCTACCATCATTTCGAAGCAATTTTCCATAATCTCTTAATAGGCTGTTTCTTGTTAAACTTTTGAATGGTGTTGAGCTGATTTTAATTACTGAAACACATCTGCATCTCTATGCTATGCTGCCTGATTATTATTGATTTTAGAGTTCATATACTTCTTCAATTCTATTTCTTCTGATTCTTGCCCGTCTGCTCCGGTTAAGATCACTGTTGCAATCAAATGCAATCTGAAAGGCAATAATTCCAAGAAATGAAAGAGCGATTAATGATTTCTGTAATTGCTTGAAGTCGATATTTAGAGCAAAGACTCTATTTATCCACCAAGCTCCAAGTTCATTTAGTTTGCTGGTTCCTGTCTTTTTATAAGCCTTATCGAGCAGGACATTTACCGTACCATAGGCAGTACCTAATCTGTCGGCAATCTCCTTCTTTGCTAGGCCACAGGCAGCCAATCCAGCTATTTGATTTTCCCTCTTGGTTAAGGTAGAATCAGCTTGCAGATCCATGATGCAAAATCTCTAATTCGGCTGCCGCTCTGGAAACTCCTTTTGTAGCTTCGAGGGCTTCATTAGCCATTCTTACAGCGACATTCAATACTTTTGCTTTGTAGGTTGAGCGAGCAGAAGCAGGCTTGTTGTTGAGGATATTGTGCACTGTACCCTGTGAACATCCGACTTCCTTTGCTATCTGCTTTTCGTATCCGTAAGGCAGATTAGCTTTGATAGTTTCTAATTGATTTTCCATATCTTTTTATATTATAGTTTTGAGTTCCCGGAAAGGCGATCAAACCCGTCTGGGATTATATAACTTATTCTTTAACTTCTTCGCAGGTTTCACCGAGCCAAGCGACACATTCTGATGTTCCCTTAGTAAAGTATACCGCTTTATTTTTAGGATTGAATTTACCTTCAACTATATCACCTTCCTTTACTCTCGCTTCCTTTTTAAGCTCCCACAAAAGCCACTCATTGGATGTTGAGCCAGTTACATTCTTGATTCTTACTTTCATGTTTATGCTTTTAATAGTTCTACTAGAAGTACTTTATCTGCTTCCCAAAGGTTGAATCCCCTCTCTATTTTCCTACGCAGATATTCTCTCTCACCGATCATTCTGATTGCTTTCTCTCTAAGGTCTGATGCACTCCATTTCTCAGCCTGCTCAATCAAGAAATCAGCCATGCATTTTTTTTCCTCAAATAATTCACGAACTAATACCGTTTGCTTTTCAATCTCAGCAAGTGCTCCTGGAGCTTTCATATACAATTTGCAAAACTCATCTTTGTCAAGTTCAGTATTCATGTACATCTTTTCGATGGCATCATACGTTTCTGCCGAGATTGGCTTTCCTGTTCTTTCTTCAAACTCTTTTAGTGTCATATTCTTATTTGATTTAGAGTAAATAATCTATTTTGTTAACTTTATTGCCCTTTTATTTT